GACCAAGGCCGGCGCCAAGGTTCAGGCCCACCTCTCCGAGCGTCACCTCAAGACCCTCGCTGTCGAGTACATCGCCAAGGTGGCGGGCAAGCTTACCGTGGTCCCCGAGTCCGATCCCCGGCCTGCCGTGGTGATGGATGCGTCGCCGCTGTTCCAAGCGGTCCCCCAGTTGCCAGCGGCCGAAACCATGCCGGCATGGCTCTCGTAAATGCGAATCAGGAGTAACTCAAAATGTCAGACGTAATTTTCCTCAGTGACGTGCGCCTCAGCTTCCCCCACATCGCCGAGCCTCAGCGCACGATGAATGAGCAGACCGGTAAGGAGCGCATCAGTTACAACGCCGAGTTCATCATGCCGCAAAACCATCCGGGGTTCGCGCAGTTCATGGTGCAGTATGGCAAGATGATGGTTGAATCGTTCGCCGAGCACGCCAACACGGTCATGCAGATGATCCAGAATGATCGGAAACTGCGCTGCTTCGGCATGGGCGCTGAGAAGGTCAACAAGAAGACTTTCCAGCCGTACGATGGGTACGTGGGTAATGTGTTCATCACCGCTGGATCAGATCGTCAGCCCCAAATGATCCAGGCTGACGGGAGCCCTGTTGACCCGGTGAACACGATGGCTGTGAGCCAGTTGGCCCGCAAACTCTACGGGGGTTGCCGGGTCAACGCAGCGGTGAAGCCGTGGGTGCAGAAGAACAAGCACGGCAACGGGTTCCGCTGTGACCTGGTGGCGGTTCAGTTCCTGCGTGACGACGTGGCCTTCGGTGAGGGCGCTGTGGACGTGACGGGTCTGTTCGGCCAGGTGGCACAGCCTGCGGGACCCGCTGCGTCAGGCGCACCGATACCGTGGATGGCGCAGCCGGCCCCACAGATGCCGTCGCCGCCGTTCGGTGCGCCACAGATGCCCTCGTTCCTCGGGGGCTGACATGAAGTGCCCCGAGTGCGGGGCATGGGCCAGCGTTCTTGAAACACGCACCCGCTCAACGGGTGTCGTGGCTCGCCGCTACGTCTGTGCCAACAATCACCGATTCACCACCACTGAGACACCCGTGGTCGTGGACCTGATGGTGCGTTCATCCGGTCGCCCGGTGCGCCAGATAAGTAAGGAGTTATTGTGATGAGAGATCATGAATCCGACATTAGGAGTATTTCGTACTTCTGGGATGACAAGGAAGACCTTGAGAGATGGACCGACTTCGACCGTGAACACCTTCGTCGGGAGTTTCCTGCTGTGCTCAAGGCGTGGGACGATTACAAGGCGAGTCGTCAGGTTCTCGATGCTGTGGTGCGCGATCTGGAACGGCAATGACCAACGACATTCAACTGCACCTCGGGGACTGCCTCGATGTAATGCGCACGTTGCCTAACGGATGCGTAGACATGGTGCTTTGTGATCTACCGTATGGGACGACAGCCTGTAAATGGGATGCGGTGATTCCATTTGAACCATTGTGGGTAGAGTACCGAAGATTGTGCAAGGGTGCCGTGGTACTGACCGCATCGCAACCGTTCACAACTGCCCTGGCGGCGTCCAACCTCAAGGATTTTAAGTATCAATGGGTGTGGCAAAAAGAACGTCCGAGTAACCCACAACTTGCGAAGATGCAACCGCTGAAAGTGCATGAGGACATTCTCGTGTTTGGTCGCCCATTGTACAAACCGCAAGGAGTCGTTGAGATATCCGAGTCAAAACGAAAAGTTCATAACCCCGAGGCCAACTCCCTCGGGCATTGTGTTCGCAAACCTTATATTCAGACTCATACCAACTACCCGAAATCCGTGATTGCGTTCGGATCTGAACGAGGGGTCCACCCAACACAGAAGCCCGTAGATTTGATGGAGTACATGATTCGCACCTACACAAGTGAGGGTGATGTGGTTCTGGACAACACCATGGGCTCGGGAACAACGGGTGTCGCCTGCATGAACACGGGTCGCAGGTTCATCGGCATCGAACGCGACGAGGATTATTTCAAGATCGCCAAAGAGCGCATCGAGGCTGCCATGCCTGTGCCGGAGTGGCTCAAATGATCAACGATATCGTGTGGGATGTCGAGACGTACCCCAACGTCTTCCTGCTCCACGCACAGCACGCGCACCTGCCGATCGAGTGGTCCTTCGAGATCAGTGACTGGCGCAACGACTCCCGAGCCATCATCGACTGGACCTACTGGCTCGGCTCCATCGGGGCGCGCATGGTCGGATTCAATTCGATAGGGTTTGATTATCCGATCCTGCACACCCTGGTTCGCATGGGCAACGCCGATGCCAAGACGCTGTACGACAAGGCTATGTCGATCATCGGGTCACAGGACGATAACCGCTGGATGCACATGGTCAAGCCGACCGACAGGCTCGTGGACCAGATTGATCTGTTTCTGATCCACCACTTCGATAACCGGGCGCGATCCACCAGCCTCAAGGTGTTGGAGTTCAACATGCGGGCTGACAACATCTCGGATCTACCGTTCCCGGTGGGCACCACGTTGACGCAGGACCAGTTGCCCGTGCTGCGCAAGTACAACCGACATGACGTGCTGCAGACGATCCAGTTCTATCACCACAGCATCGAATCGATCCGGTTCCGCGAGGATTTGACGGCGCGGTATCAGCGCGACTTCATGAACCACAACGACACCAAAATCGGCAAGGACTATTTCATCATGGAGATGGAGGCTGCGGGGGTGTCGTGCTACGACTACGGCCCCGAGGGGCGCAGGCCCCGGCAGACTCGGCGTCCGAGCATTGCGCTCAAGGACGCCATACTGCCATGGGTCACGTTCCAGGAGCCCGAGTTCCAACGGGTACTGCACTGGTTCAAGGAGCAGACCATCACCGAGACCAAGGGGGTATTCAATGATGTCACTTGTACTGTCGCTGGCTTCACTTTCGTTTTCGGTTTGGGCGGCATCCATGGTTCTGTCGAATCGGAAATTTTGGAGTCTGATTCTGAAAACATCATCATTGATCTTGATGTCACTAGCTACTACCCTACTCTGGCTATTGCTAACGGGTTCTATCCCGCGCACCTAGGACAGACCTTCACGACGATCTACTCGCACCTGTTCGAGCAGCGCAAGAAGTACCCCAAGGGCTCCCCTGAGAACGCGATGCTCAAGCTTGCACTCAACGGCGTCTATGGCGACAGCAACAATGTGTTCAGCGTGTTCTATGATCCGCTGTTCACGATGTCGATCACGCTCAATGGGCAACTGCTCCTATGCCTACTGGCCGAGAACATCATGCGCGATGTACCCGGTGTGAAGTTGATTCAGTGCAATACTGATGGGGTAACGGTGCGTGTGCCTCGTACCTCATCATCAGCGCTCAAACTCGTCTGTGAGCACTGGGAGAAACTGACCAACCTGAACCTTGAGCAGGTAACCTATCAGAAGATGTGCATCCGCGATGTCAACAACTACATCGGGCAGTATGAGAACGGCAAGGTCAAGCGCAAGGGTTGCTACGAGTACAAGAGGGAGTGGCACCAGGATCACTCGGCCATCGTGGTGCCCAAGATCGCGGAGAAGGTGCTCCTCGAAGGGGCTCCGATCCGCGAGACTGTGGAGAACTGGCCCGACAAGATGGACTTCATGCTCAGGGTCAAGATGCCGAGGTCGAGCACCCTCGTCTACACGACTCCGGCATGGGGCGATCAGTGGTTCCTTTTACCCAACACCTGTCGCTACTACATCTCACCCAACGGGGTCCACCTGTTCAAGGTTATGCCACCACTGGCCAAGAAGCCCGGTGAGTGGCGCCGCAAGCCTGATGAGTGGCGCCGCATCGGCGTGGAGTCGGGGTGGGGTGTGTGCGTGTGCAACGACATCAACGATGCCGTGGAGCCGATTGACTACTCGTACTACGTGCGCGAGATCGAGAAGATTACATTGGGGTTGTCATGAGCCCCGACTTCACAACCTGGACCCGCGAGAACCTCGAACAATATGCCACCGAGGCATATGAAGTCATCAATCGTCAGCGTGAATTGATTCAACTATTTCGACAACTGATAGCCAATACACCGGAGAACCCAAGTGGCAAACCTTCTTGAAAAACAGATCGAGCGCAGCGTGTGTGATTACGCCAAGGAGCGTGGGATGCTCGTATATAAATTTACCAGCCCCGAGAGAGCCGCAGTGCCTGATCGCCTGTTCATCACGCCCAAAGGCAAAGTCTGGTTTATCGAGTTCAAGCGCGAGGGTGCGAAGCCCACGGCGCCACAGAGTCGTGAGCACGGGCGCCTGCGGGGCCACGGTGTCGCGGTGTTCGTGGTGGACGCCGTGGACAAGGGGCGTGCGGCTGTTGATCTGATGATGCTGTGATGCTGACCCCTGCGCAACTGTTCCCCTACCAGCAGCGTGCGGTCAACTTCCAATGCACGACACCTAACTCGATGCTCTGGCTCGACATGGGCCTGGGGAAGACATCGATCACGCTCACCAGTATCGCTCATCTGATCGCCACGGGGTTCTTGCGTGGGGTGGTGGTGGTTGCCCCCATCCGCGTGATCCGACTGGTGTGGCGCCAGGAGGCGCTCAAGTGGTCTCATACCAAGCACCTGACGTTCTCAATGCTCACCGGCACCAAGGACCAGCGCACCCGGGCGCTTCTGAGGCCGGCCCACATCTACCTCATCAACTATGAGAACCTCGGGTGGCTTGCTCAGACGCTCCAGACCTACTTCGTCAGCAAGAATCGCCCGCTGCCGTTCGATGGTGTGGTGTGGGATGAGGTCAGCAAGTGTAAGAACAGCAATACAGAGCGGGTCAAGGCCACCAAGAAAATCCTGCCCCACTTCAAATGGCACACTGGGCTCACGGGTACCCCGGCATCCAACGGGTACAAGGACCTGCATGGGCAGTACCTCGTGGTTGACAGAGGTGAGCGCCTGGGCACCAGCAAGACAGCGTTCAGGACCCGGTTCTACCGCAAGGTTGGGCCGCACCGGGAAATACCCCACGATGGAGCCGAGAACGAGATCAAGCAGCTCATCGGGGACATCACGTTGGAGATGTCCGCAGCCGACTACAACCCGCTGCCAGACATGATGGTCAATGACATCGAGATCGAGATGCCCGGGGATCTGCGGGCCATGTACGACAAGATGGAGAAGGAGCTATTCATCAAGCTGGACTCGGGTGCCGAGGTCGAGATGTTCAATCAAGCATCCCTGACCAACAAGTGTCTCCAATTCAGCAACGGCGCCATGTATCCTGTTGCCGGGATGCCGTTGTGGGAACCGATCCACGAACTCAAACTCGACGCGCTGGAGGAGATCATCGACGAAGCCCAGGGTCAACCGGTGCTGTGCTCCTATGCCTACCGGTCCGACGCCGAGCGCATCATGAAGCGGTTTGCCCACCTGCGCCCGGTGAACCTGACCGAGTGCAAGTCCGAGGCGTCACTGGTCGAAGCCATGCGCCGCTGGACCTCAGGCGAATGTGCCTTGATGATCGGCCACCCCGCCAGCATGGGCCACGGCATCGATGGGCTCCAGCGCACCGGGCACATCGTGGTCTGGTACGGCTTGAGTTGGTCCCTGGACCTGTACGACCAGATGAACGCGCGCCTGCGTCGGCAGGGTCAGGGTGCCCCGGTGATATGCCATCGGCTGATGATGAAGGACACCCTGGATCAGGCTCAAGCACTGGCGCTCGGTGAAAAGGCCACCACGCAGTCCGGACTACGTGATGCAGTCAAGCAATATCGATTGACACGCGGGATTTAATTGTTCTACACTGTTGCACATAACTACTGGAGAACTGAGATGGAATACTTCATACTGGGCGCCGTGTCCGCTGTCGTCGCTCTCGCCTTGTGGCTCTTTTGGATCATGCTCGACAACATGGCGGAGACCGAACCTGAGAGACCCGAGGACAGGGTGGCTGATGATGCCGCCATCGACGGTATCCGTGCTGCCAACGCAATTGGGAAGGATGTGCCATGAGTTACGAAGACATCAAGGATCAAATGAATGATTTATCTTCACCGCGCACGCCGCAGGATGACGAGGGATGCGAGCAGTTTTCGCAGCCAGCCGATATCGTGAATCCGATATCGCAGCAAGAACCGGTGGCGTACCGTCACAGTAAGACGGGCCAGCTATATGACTCGGAAGAAGAAGTGCCACTCGCTGACGGTGACGAATGGGCTGAGCCGCTCTATGCCACTCCAGCAACACAGCAAGCACCGGCAGCGTGGCGGCAGTGGTCCACCAAGTTGCATGACTGGGATTACTCGACGAACAGAGGTGATCTGCGGTCAGATACGGCAGCCGAACCTCTTTTCCTCGCACCAGCGCAGCCAGCCGACGAAATCATGAATGACGCCAAAGATGCGGTTCAGCCCACACATGCCTCAATGCCGTTGACAGACGAACAGATACTTGATCTGGCTGAACCATTAGGGGCATTCGCATGTACTGTTCTCGCAGCAGACAGACGCATTGCATTCGCACGTGCTGTTCTCGCAGCGGCAGGAGGAAAGCCATGACGATGGAAATCGACGCTTTGCACTCAGGCCAGCCGATGCGCAACAGCCTGGACCCGTGCAACACTTGCGCGGAGTGGCAACAGCAGGCCGAGCGTGTCCGCGTGCTGCGGGAGGCGCTGCTAGATTTGTTCGGCGTAGGCATGGAGCGCATGCTGATGGGAGACGGCAAGGATGACCAAATTGAAGCGATTGCAAAGGCCCGCGCCGCCTTAAAGGCCACCCAATGAGCGCCGTACCGCTGCCGGAGCCTGCGGCGTGGAGAAGTCAGTCGCCCGTCGGTGGCTATCATTTCTCGGAAACAAGGCCGACTGGCGCTGTTGAGAAATATCCGCAGACGCCGCTTGTCACGCTCGATGCTGCCCGCGCCTACGGTGCCGCCTGTGCCGCAGAGGAACGGGAGCGGTGCGCGAATGCCGCAGAGAAGTTTCTTACAAGCGGGCGCAGTCCATTAGGTAGGGCAGTTGCCGCCGCTATCAGGGCTTCGGCCATGCCAGCACCAGAGCCCGGTGCCGTGACTGGCATTCTGCATAGAGTTCGATCAACTGCGCGCCCCACCTGAGAACCGTCCCCGATTGCCCGTCACGGAGTTGCGGGACTGGCGGGCACGCTGTCGACAGGTTCGCCGGGATCTCCGTTGGCTCGGGCGATTGCGGAGCGAAGGATTGACACGCCATCAGGAGGCAGGCAGACAGAATCACGGTAGACAACTTGAGTGACGACACGTTCTATTTCCTCCGTGATGGGCACGAACTTCTCGCGGATCACGACCTTCTCGGCCTCGTGAGAAACCGCCGCCGTGTTGGCGTTCTGCCGGCGTAGGCGTTCGGTGGCACGCTGGTTGACCTGGGCGGCAAGACGTTCGGAGTCGAATCGCCAATCCTGGACCTGCCACGCGGCGCCGAAGGCCACGGTCCCGGCAACGATGGCGGTCAGCGCGTAGGTGTAGATCATGATATGGCTGGGCGGGTTGGCGTTTCGGCCACTTAGCCAGCAAGGCGCGATGCCCGGCCGGACCTTCCCAAAACGATCAGGCCGGAGCGGGCGTGAAGTCCACGTAGAACTTTTGGCCAACCTCGAACTTTCCTAGCAGAGCCGGGTTCTGGAGGACCATACTCAGCTCTGCCTGCGGGGTGAATTTGGAGAATGTGTTGTCTTCGTCACTGCCGTCCGCAGGGTAGGCCCCATCCTTGTAGACGGCCGCGAACGTCAGCCGCTCTTCCGTCACATATGAGGCCGGTCCTTTGGTAACGCTGGTGACCTTCAATTTGGCGCGCATGGTAGTCATATTGAACTTTCGTGTGGTGCCAGTTCTTCAATCGCGGCGACTGGCGGAAACCGGAAAATCCATGTTAATCCTCGATCAGGTTCTTTGCCACGCGGTTCGCCCACCCCCGACCAAATGACGGCCAGGTCGGTAGGCTGGACATGAACTGCAACCGATATCCATTGAACCTCATCCGAAACCGCAGCGAGTCCGTATTGTCCAACAGCATCAGGGTCTTGGGTCCGATTATCCCGTCCGGGGTCGCACCGATGGCGCGCTGCATCGTCATGATGGCCGACTGGACCCCGCTGTTCACGGCCATGTCGAACAGATCGAAGCGAGTCGTATCGGGTATGTAGTTGCACCCAGATGCGTCCCAGAAATCGCGCAGATAAATCGCCTTGGCGCGCTCCAGGGTCATGCCTGGGATGTCCTCGGCCGGATAGCTGCGCTTCGAGATACCGAATTTTGTCTCGCCGCCGGGATCTTGCGGGTGACTGACATACCCTCCCTCGTGGCCGATCAGACGCTCGAATGCTTGGTCGAAGTTCACGGAAGCCTCCCATGGTCGGAGTCCAGTGGCGCGGGGCCGGTATCTGGACTCACGCCGTATTTGCGCTCGAAGAACCTCTTGAGTACACGCTCTACCCACAAGAGTCCCGTCACGCCCGCGTGCCCCGCCATGCCGGCCAGGGCAGCGGTGATCAGTGGCTGCACGTTCATCGCCTCGCAGGCCCAGAAGGTCAAGATGCCGATGAATGCGCTGGTGAACAATTCCCCCATCAGGATGCGCAGGTCATACGCTGCCGACTCGCCACGGCGCACCGCGTTGTACCAGCGCACGAAGCCGCCCAGCATGGCAATGGCCAGGATCAGGCCATACTCGCGCAGGCTGTACGACAACGGGTTCTTGTGGGCCTCCTGCGCCATGACCGGGCCGGCCAGGTGCAGGGCGATGATCAGGGCGTAGAGGTAGTTCATGGTCACGTTACTCCTGTCCCCGAAATAATCCACTCCGTAGCCGCCACCTTTTCCACGGTAGCAACACCGTTCGCAGCAAGTGCGCGCGTACCAGTGGTCCCCGCCCCAGCAAGCCTCAGGGTGTCGGTCACGACTGCAATGCTCACCACGCCGGCCGAGTCCTGATTGATGATGCGAAATTTCGTGCCCACGGGGTAAGGTGCGGTGCTGTTCGCTGGTATCTGCCAGGTGCGCGCGGTGGTGTCTGCGCTAGGATGCAGGAATGTGCGGTTACCGTCGTTGACGCTGAACGTCTTGGCGGCTGAGATGTTTTCCTGCCACGGGCTAAAGCCGGTGAACCGCAGGGCAATGGCCCCTGTGTCCTGATCCGTTGCCGAGTTGCAATCGAAGTCGTTGTAAAGGTACGTCCCCGATGCAAGCTGGTAGTGCGTCGTCTTGGTGACGTTGGTCGCGTCGTAATGGTTATTGCCCCGGAAGATGCAGTTTGCAAACGCCCCCGATTCCATCAGCACATCGGTGTCGATGGTCACAGCCACAACCACATTGATGGGCATGCCGAAGGAATTCCCCTGCACCTCCAGGCCCTCCATGCGGGTCGCGGCGCTGGCGCCCAGGAAGTGAATATTCGAGTTGACCAGCGTGCCGCCCTGCGTCCTGAACTGGTTGTCGTTCACCCGCACTTTGGCGATGTTGTGTGTAGACGATACCGTGACCTTGACGTTCGTAATCTCGCGCGTTGCGGAGAATGCTGCCGCCGATGTGGGAGAAAAGTCGTTGTCGCACACCGACACGTCCAGCGGGTCTGTCACCAGCACGCCGATGAAGTCTTTGTCTATGCTGTGATCGGCGCGAATCCACCCGCCTTCGATCTTCGCGGAGGTGATAAAGGCGTGAATCTGAGCGGTGCCGGGAGCCCCCTTGACCTTGGTGCCGAAGTTCTCGAAACCCTCATCACGTGCGGATAGGATATTTCCAGTCCCCATGCCGGCCTCAAGGTAGCCGGTCGTGTTGGTCGTGCCGTTGGTCCCACAGGTGTTCACGTCGCCGTCATAAACGATGGTGTTTTCGGTGTCGTAGGAGTGAACGCCCCAGCCCGCGCAGCCGGTTATCAGCGGGTTCTCAATACGCACATTCTGCGTGCGGTGCAGGAATATTCCATGTCCGCAGTTCTCTACGCTGATGTCGCGGAACACGTTGCCCAGGCCGTCCACGTTGATGATGGCGCAGGCATCCACCGCAGTTGCCGAGTTGTCGCGCACGTCCAGGCCCTTGAAGTTGCGGATATACAGGCGCTCGAACATGCTCTGCGCTGGAGTGAAGCTCCCCGATCCGATGGCCGGATCAATCATGTTGATTGCGTGACCATTCCCACTTGCGCCGGTAAGACCGTTGCCGATCAGTTGCATGTCGCCCATGTACATGAACCCGGTATAGGCCCCCGTCACCTTGAACAGCGAATCGCCGATCACGCCCGATGTGATGATGGTTTGCAGCCGGCCAGCGCCGACGATGGTATGGCCGTTGCGCAGCGTGAGCGACGAGGAAAACAGGTAGTTCCCGGGCGGCATGTAGATATTCAGGTGCGCCGCCATCAGCGCGGCCATTTCAGTCGTGCCGTCCGTGCCGTCAGTCGGAACACCCCAAGCTGCAGCGGATACCCCGAATGTGCGCAGGTACGACTGCACCGACAGGGCGATCGCACCAGTACCCTCGTGGAGGAACGTCACCGCATCGGCAGTGGAGCCAGATGCATAGGCCGCAGCCACCGCGCTGGCGATCTGCGTCTGTGTGACCGTGGATAGCTCAGTAGCACCCGTGGTGGCGTCGAACACGAGGAACTTGTCCAATCGGTTCGCAGCCGCCGGGAGCGTGGTGCTCAGGCTCGACGAGTCGCCCACCGGCACCTTGATTGCCCGATCAGCATCTGAGCCGACCTCCTGCGCGATCATCGTGAGCCTGTCGAGTGCGCGCTCATGGGTCTCGGCGGGGAATGGGTCTCCGCTGATGTAGTCCGTCTCCTGCACGATATCAGTGTCACGATAGATAATGAGTCGGGTGCCGCTGGCCGGCGCCACGATCATCGTGACACTGCCGCCAGCATCGTCCCCGGCACCCGTCAGGGTGTAGTGGGTCGTCAGGGCTTTGATGGTCTCGACACCCATCGCACTGACCTCGACAACCACGATGTCGCCGTTGGCAAGGAACCGATACGGGAACGAGAAAACCGTGGTCACCCCGTTGCCGTTGTACGAGATGCGTGACGCTGTGGTGCTGATGGTCATGGTGTTCCTTTACTGCGAGAACATCTCTTGTTCAGTGGACGGTTCGAGTGGGGTAATCAGGCTCTCTTCGCGCGTCGATGCTACACCCGATTGAATCGCCCACGCATAGAACCTGTCGATCTGTAACCTGCGCCCCGCGTCCGTGGACTCCTTCTTGAGCACGTTCGCCAGCGCAGCGGGGTCGTTCATTAAGAGGATCGCCATGTCCTGCGCCCGAGCCGCTGGAATCTTTGACGCTACTGTCTCAGCAGCCTTGGCGACAGCGCCGTGGACAATGATCGACGAGCCACTCTGTCCCGTTGCGCGCTGCATCCATGACACCGCCTTGGAAGCGATGATCTTGGCGCCAAGCACTAAGCCTAATTCACCGGCACCCTGCTTCACATCGATAGCAGTACCCTGACGCTCGGCAATCTTGATCTTCTCCAGTGTGTTGAAAATATTACTCAGGTTCATGACGTGATCGGGATCAATGACGCCCTGCTCAAGCATGATCGTGATTGGGGACTTCTCACCTGTGACGTTCGGGTTGAACAATAGGCCACGGAACGTGTCGAGATTGAGAATCTGGTCTTTGGTGATTGAACGATTGAATGCTGCGTTGAGGATAGACGAGCGGGCGCTGGAGATACCCTGTTCGGGGGTGACGATCTGGACCCCTTGCTTATTCGTCCCACCCTTTTTGGCGAGGTTGAACATCTTGACGAGTTGGGCTTCTTGGTCACCCGTTGACACGAGAATCTTGCTGGCGTAGTTCACTGGGTCCGACCCGCTGATCTGAGCGAAGGCTGATTTCTTGCCGATGTCGCTGTTGCGGCGGCTCACGAAGTCCTCCAACCGACGCAGTCCGTTTTCGGACTTGATCGCCTGTAGCAGATCATCCCGAACGCTGGTGAACGGGGGTCGGTTGAACAGGACTCCGTTCTCACGAATGAACTCCTCCATTGTGTCCGGATTAATCCTGCCTTTTTTCATCGACGCAGTGGTGATCAGACGATATGCGTCCTCTTGCGCCTTGAGCATCACCTCGACAGAACCCTCGTCACCCATGCCCCGTGTGACCATGAACCGGGTGGCTTCTTCGAGGTCCTTGAGTTTGATATTCGCTTTCTCCTTACCGCTGGCAAACGCGACTCTGAGCATTTCCTTGGGATTGATGACGTCGGCACCAGCCTTGTTCACGGCCCTCGCATCACCAGCAAACGTCCGACTAAAAGCGTCATGGTATGCCTTGTTGGCGACACGAGCAGCATCGTAGGACTCATCTAAACCTTCCGTGAACGCGACATCCAGGTCGTCCATGATCGCCGACTGGAGCCTCTTGTTCAGGCCAGCCTGCATTGCCTTGGACGCATCGGACTCAGCGGCACGAGCATCGGACATGAGTTTGCGTCGGATGTCGATCAGGTTGCGTGAGTCTGACATCGCGGGACCCGTTGGGGTGCTGGTGATAAGCATCGTCTCCGGGTCGACTGTCATTCGAGTAGCGCGGGTCTTCGCTGCATCCTTGATGGTGTCCGCAAGGTAAGTCGGTATTTTCTCCCCCTTCAACCTGTCAGCAGACTTGGAAAGAATCTCATCGATCACTTCCTGAGTCTTCTTCATCTCCACCGGCACATTGAGGTTCACCTTGCCGTACAACTCGCTGATGAAGTCCTCGGCCTGGTCGCTCACCTTGTCCAGTTCCATCCGAGCACGGGCGCTGATCTCCCCGATGTTCTCGTCAGTCAAACCCTTGCGAACCCCCTTCTCCACGATGTACTTGGCGCGCTGTGTGGCGACCTCGATTCGACCATCCATCAGTGTCTCGAACTGTAATTTGCGCAACTCGGCGATCGTCTTGAGATGGTCGGGTTTCCCATCAGCCTTGAGCAGATTGATCTGTATCGTCATGGTATCGCGGGCCTTCTTACCGCGACTCATGGTCTCCCGTGCAAATTCATCACTCACCTTCCCAAGAGCACGCTCCATGGCGACAAGTGCCGGGTCCCCCGTGAGTTGGGCGGCAGTGAGTCCGTAGGGGTTTGATGCCGCAAGAACCTTACCAACCATCTCGGGATCGGACCCGTGCTCCTTCATCAGCGCCACGATCTCCTGCCCAAGTTTGACCTCTTGTGCATTGCGCCCGTAGCGTGACATCGCCGTGGTGAATGCACCATTGGCAAGGTTCCAGAGCGTGACAGATCGCCCAATTGGATTGAGAATGGCGCCACCGATCTCGCCAGCTATCTTGGTCAACTGATCCCCGGGGTTCAGCGATTCCGCAAGACCGGCTCCAGCGCCAGCCGAGACCACTGCGGCACCCTCAATCGCGGCGAATGTCTTGGGGGATCGTTGCGCTTGCTTCACGGCAGCATTGAGCCATTTCCCGATCCCTCGATCCAATAGTTGCAGACCAGAGCGAGCCACTCCGTATGGTGTACCGGCGAGAACCGCTCCACCGCCTATCGAGTACATCGCTTCCGCCAGTGGGCGCTGGTCTGGTGCCATCTCCTGCGGTGAACGCAGACCAATGACCTTTCGCAGTTCGGGTCCCGCCATACCTCCAGCAACAGCGCCACCGACCGCACCAGCAGCCATTCCCCATGGTCCTGCGACCTGTCCAAGGCGAGCGCCAGCGTACATACCGGCGCCTACCATCGATGACTCCACGACACCGGAAGCGAACGCCTCGGTGCCCGGATGAGCGACTCGGGTGCCGGGAGCACCTTCGGCGCCCGGTGAGCCGACAACCAAATCCTCAATCCCTTCGTCGGGAACATCGGGTTGGTCGGTGGGCTTGACGAGATCGGCAATGTCACTCATTTACGCACCTGCGGTGTTGGATCATCGCGATAAAGGAACCGAGTACCAGGTTGAAGCTTCTGAACCTCTTCTCGGGTGTTCACGCGCTTCTGCGGGACATTCATTCGACTCAGGACACTGTTGATCGCGTTGATTGCGTATGCGGCGCCCTTCTTCTCCTGTGGTCCAGCGGTGACTTCACCATCAACGATCTTCTGGTAGTCTTTTTGTTTCTTGCGAAGCTCTGAGTCGATGGTCTTGAAAGTTGTCCGTAGTTTGTACTCGCTGTTGACGATCTGCGGGTCGATGGTAACGATCTTCTTGAGTTCCTCACGGTACTGGTTGGCTATCTTCTCATCGGCACCACGCAGACCATCCACGATGTCGTTCTGAAGTCGCAGTGCCGAACGGGTGGTCCTCTCATATATGCCCTTGGTCTCTTCACTGATTTTGTCACCGATGCCCAAAGGCAACCCCTCACCGAGTCGCAACAACCCCGACCTCACGCCAACGAGCTTGTCAGCATTGTCGTATAGGTCGATCAGATCATTGTCTTCGGTGGGCGATCCAGTAGGCACGCCAGTGGTCGGAGTCGTGGAACTCATGCGTCCGAGTTCGCGGGTCAATGCTTCAACATCACCTTTGGCGCGAGTGGCTCCTACTGAATCCCCCTTGGTCGTGGCGTCCGCGAGGCGCTGCTGCGCCTGCTGAATCTCGGACTCAATCATGCCCCGAGCCTCGGTGTCGCGCGATGACTGTGTTGCCGAATCGATCCGCATCTCGCTTCCCCGCACGACTGGGCCACCCGTCAGAGGTCGTGCATTCGATGATGGATCGAACCCCATGGCGTTCAGTTCCATGTACCCTGCCGAGGGGTTCGGTGCATATGTCACTTCATTGGTCAATGGGTCGACGACTCTCACCGGTGGGAACGTCTTAGCCAACTCCAGACGAGTCCATGTTTTATCCTGCGGTGTCAGGTTGTTCCAGTTCTGGAGATTCTCGGCAACACGCATCGACTTATCCTGAGTCTCCTGTTTATCAAGATTTAAAGCCCGCAGTTTCATGTCATCGGGCATCACCTTGCCCGGGTTCATCATCTGCCATACGTTCATCTTCTGAACACCGGCCATCTTTGCAAAGTCGGGCACCGCATCGGCCTGTTCCTCGGACACATCATATCCAAGGAATGCGGACATCGCTCTGCGGTTACTCTCCCGCTCACGGGTCTCCTTCTGGACCTTCCCGCGCTCCACGGCAGCATCGATGCGTAGAGGGCGCGCCTCCTCGATCGTCAGGAATTTGGAGAACGACGGGTCGTTTATCAGAGCATCGGCAGCATCAAGGTCTTTCTGCGCCAAGTACGACTGGACAGCGGCTTGCAGCGGCTTCGCATAGGCGAGGCGCTTGGCCTGTTCGTACTGGTCCTTGGACATGGCGGGCTTCCACATCTCAATGGCAGCGAGGTTCTCGTCCTTGGCGAAACTCCAGATGTCAGGGGCCTCATCCACTTGCATCGCGGACTTGTTGAACTGCTGATCCAGTGCCCGACCCATCTGGAGGTGACTGGCATTAATCCTGGTGGCGATGGCGCTCTTGCGATACTGCGCCAGTTGATTGTCGAGTCGGTTCTCCAGTGCAGCCCGACCCTCGGATGAACCGGCATACTGGAGCATGCCGTTCTGCCGGATCTGTTGCATCGCCTGCTCGAAGTCCTGCATCGCCTTCGGGGTGTTGATGTCCTGTCGTTTTTCGAGATCGGTGATGGCGGTTTGAGCCATCTCCTCGGCGTTTTCCATGACGTGCTGACTCAGACCCAGTTCCTCACGCTTCTGCACGCGATACCCGATGTCGGCCAGCGCATTACCAGCACCCTCCAGCGCCTGCGCCGGGGCAGCGCCCATCGAATACCCATCAGCTCGGGGCGAGTTGGAACTGGTCTGTTGTTCGTAGAGGTTCAGTCGTGCCATATCGTGTCCTACAGAATCCGGCTCATGCCTGAGAGCAACGAGGTGCCGGCCCGCAGGCTCCCTGCGGTGCGCGCGTTCTTGGCGCGGCTCATTTGAAGATTCGACTCCGCGATGCCGTTGTACCGGGTATTCAGCGCGTCGATCTCCGCGTTGGCCGCTGACTCAGCCAGCACCATCAGCGGGGTCCCCTCCATCGTGGCACCCGACTTGCCCACGGATGCCCGGATGTTCGACAACTGGCGCTGCTGCTGCACCCGTTGTGCGGCCTCCTTGCTCGACGCATCCCGGCGCGCCATCTCAGCGTTGTAGGTGGCTGCGCCAGCATCGGCTTGACCCCCTCGTATGGCACCGATGGCACCCAGGCCGGTGCCGACAGTGCCCAAGGTGGTACCGATGGCAAATGACCCACCGGTGCCGAACAGCCCTGTCGTAGCGGCCACACCACCAGCGGCTTCGGCTCCTACAAGTAACGGCATCATGAAACTCATCGCACAATCCTCGCGTAAAGCAGCATGTCAGCCCCATCGGGACGATACGCCCTCATGTACCCCTCGATCTCGAACCCGAGCATCTCGATCCAGCGGCACCCTTGCCTGAACCCCACGTCTACCGTCGCCTCGATCCTGCGGAACGGTGCGGCACTGATGAACCGATGCACAGCCTTGTGGATCGCTGCGAAGTGAGCGCCCGCTGACTTCGAGACCAGTGCCCACGCCAGCGCCCGATTCTCCCACTGAGGAAGCAGTCCTGCAATGGCCAGCACCTCGTCGCCTGACTCAGCGGTCCAAGCATACCCCGCTGCCGACAACTCGCTGAAGTCGGTGTCCATGTCCACCAGCGCGTGCATGTACTGCTGCGCCGACTGCACATCGAGACGGGTGGTGTCACCCATGGTCCAGGGCCTAACGATCATAGGTGTTCATCTGAGGCATAAGCCCCGTGAGCGTGCAGGGTAGGGGCAGGCGATGCTGGATCGTGATCGCGGTGCCTTGCTCGTACTCACCAGGCCACGGCAGCAACCTCGTGAATCCACTGAACAAGGGCACGGGCGCGTCCATGGCGTCTCCGTCGCTGCGCACATGGTACTCGTCCATCGTGATCGTGTTAGGCCCGTACCAGAGTCCCGGACCCGTCTTGTGTAGGCTCATGACGATGTTGTGGATGCGCTGCGGCTTGCCCATCGCTGTACCATCCTGAGCGCCAGCGACCATCGGCATCGTCCTGATGGTGGCTGTGTAGGCGAGCCCCACGTTGACCACGGACGCGGCAGTCTGGAGGTTAATGGCACCCGACGCCACAGTGCGGTTGGGGTGCACGGCGCCGTCCACCAGCACTACAACCTCCTCACCTTCGAGGTGGGCCAGGCCGCTGATGGAGGTGGTTGCCGCTCCGTCATAGGTCAGGGCACTGTCCATGAACAGCGCGTACTCGTCCTCCAGATACTTCTCCATGTACTCGATGTACCGCTTCGTGGTGCCGCCGATCGTGCGCCTGACGATGAGCCACAGCACGTCTTGGTCCCCGTCCCAGTGGGGGATGGCCACCACGGACTCCACGATGCCGCCGAGCGTATGCCGGTGCCAGCCCACCACGTCCTCAGTACGCTCATAGGTCAGGCCGGCCAGCGTGCCGTCGGTGCGCGGTGCCCACACGATCTGACTGGGCTCCTGCTGGTACGCGAGGTCCACGATACCGGTCTCGGTGATGTGGTCGGCAAGCACGTTCATGTTGGGCGCGACGAACGAGTCAGTGTCGAAGTTGTAGACGTACTCGCGCAGCTTACGTGCCGCGCGCTGGAGGAACAGGATCGATGATCCCACGCGCAGCGGCTTGACTCCGACGGCACTGCCGAATGTGGTCTGCGGGGTGATGCGCACGTTGGTGGGCGTCACCGGGTCACTGATCTGCGTGGCGCTCAGGGTGAACTCGCCGTTGGTCGTACCGATCGCCAGCACCTTGACTGCGGCGAGCCAGCGGATCGTGTTCAGGTCCTGGGTGTTGATGGTGTAGTTCAGCGCATCGTCATCATGGGTACCGTACTTGTGGTTCTCGTAGTCCCCCGTCACCGAGGCCCATAGGGTCTGTGGTCGATAGTCCGAACCACCGAACCAGAGCCGGTCTTCGTAGAACGTGACAGCGTACGGGTAGCCCCGGCGCGTGGACCATGCACCCTCGGACCAGCGGGTCGTCCCCGAGATGCTGGACGCAGGGAGCTGGCGCACCACGGTCGCATCAACTACCGTGGCGCTCGTGAACCCGGTGACTGTTGCGTATCCTGCCCCATCGTGCAAGAACGTCCATGTGACAGCCCCGTCGCTCTCCGCACCCAACTCGTGGATAGGTGGGCGCGACCCGGCAGACGCCGTGGTGCCTGACTGGTACAGGCGCCCGAGGTAGTGAACAATGTCACCACTGGTGTACGAGACTCCGGTGGTCCACTGGTTGTACTTGGATGCAATGACCTCGCTCAGCCGAAAGTGCGAACCCACGTCGCCCGCGACGAACAGAGACGCTGATGCCGTGAGCGTGATGCTCCCGGTGACCGCCGACGCGGTGATCGTTGTGGTGCCGGTGTTCTCATCG